CGTCATTGAAGAAGAAGTAACGCTGGAACAGATAGATGATTGTCTGAGCATTGTGTAAACATGACTTAGACATTCATCTATCTGAGCCACGGTTACTTCTTCTTCAATGACGATCACATGAAGATGTTAGCCTTGATTACGCTCCTGGCGCTTTGAAAAGTAGTTTTCAACATCTGCTTTTGTATAGAACACATTACGCCCTGACTTCTGTACCCATGTCAGAGTTTTGCGGTGTTGGATCTGTCGCAAGTTATTTAATGTAATTCCTAAACGCTCGCATACTTCAGACGCGCTCATTAAATCATCTACCACGGTGATGCCTCCTTAGTTGCAAATTGTTGTGATTTTGGTTTACCCAGGCGTGGCACTAAGCCAACTTCCTTAGCGGCAATCTCCATTGTTGTTTTTTCATTGCCTTCTTTGTCGGTGTAAGTTTTCTGTTCTAAATCGCCAACAACTAAAACACTGTCACCTTTTCTAAATGTGTCTGCAATTGCTTCAGCCTTTGTGCCAAATGCAATTACTCTAAACCATGTAACTTCTCCATCTTTCCATTCACCGTTTATTTGCTTTCGCGGGGTGTATGCCAATGAAAAATTACAATACGCTGTGTTGTTCTTTGAAAACTTTAGGTCAGGGTCACTGCCTAAATTACCTTTAACGCTTATGTGCATTAGTCACCTTCCATCATTACGGCTTCAGTGCCGTCATCTTGTAGTAATACAATTGAACCATCAGGCTTCACAAAAGGAAATTCGTGTGGCTCTCTATAAGAAGGCACAATCCAACCTTTTTGCTCTGCGCTTGCAGGCTTGAGGTGAATACTATCGGTTTTTAGATTATGGCAACCGTGATGGATCAAGATGAGATTAGAAACGGTGTCTTTGCCGCCCCTTGATTTGAGTTTGCGGTGATGCAAGGCCATGTTTTCAGGCAAGCCAGGGCCACCGCATACTTCACAATAGCCATTAGCCCTATTGATTACAGTTGCTACAACTTTTTTATCAATCGCCATCTTCTTCGTCATCTTCCCAATCGGTAGGTTCTACCCCAGGAAGATCAACGCGTAATGGCAAGCCAAATGGAGATGATGTACTCAATACCAGCCGCCTTTCAAATCTTTGCCCGCTTGTTTTTTCCAAAAGTTCCATGCCGCGCATGGAGATCCGTAACGCTTATGCACATAGCGTAGTCCAGCCCGCATCTGCGTGTAGGCATCTTTTGGCTTGTATGGAAACTTGTAATTGCCCCAGGTGCTAGGCATGAACTGGAACAGCCCAAACGCGCCTGATGACCGATTGAGCGCATTAACGCGCCAGCCGCTCTCTTTTGTGAGCAATTGATCTAGGCAGGCAAACTGCTTTTTATGATCAATGTAATCTTTCTTCACCATTGCCGCCGCCATCAACTTAGGCGGTAACTGGTGCAACTCTAACTTTGGTGCTTGAGCCGCAGATGGTGAAGCAAACACAATTCCTACCGCTAATGCGGCGCTTAAAAGGATTTGCGTTAAACGCTTCAGGCTTTAGCCGTTCGCCAACTTTCTACAGACTTCGCAGGCGGCGTTACCGTAAACCCAACTACCGCAATTACAACGCTTTACTAAACTGTCCATTTCTTTACCCCTTTCAGGTTATTTTTAGGACTGCTCTATTCTAAAGCAAATTTCTTCAATTACAACGCCTAAAATGGTAGCAATAATTACGCCCACAATTAGCATCATTCTTCTTCCTCCTCTTGGGGTGTTAAGTTATGCCGCGCTTGAATTACATTAGCCCTGCTCAATCTGATGCCTTCCAAAAACCCCGCATAGCGCTCACGGCTGTTGGGTTCAGCCAGCATCTTTGTGCCACATACGGGCTTTCAATCCACTCTGTTAAAGCGTTTTCTAATGGGATCAAGTGATTTTTAATTACTTCTTCAGGTGTCATGGGTATCTCAAATCTTTGCACCATTCTGACATGTTCTCAATTGCTACCTTGCATTGATCAGGTGTTGTTATGTCATACAGCCAGTAAACAATTACGGCTACAACAATTCCCAAAATAATCTTGCCTCTGCGTGTCAATTTACTCTTTGCCATTGCTTGCCTTCCTCCTGAACCATTCTTGTGTGCCGCACCACTCGCACTCACTCAGTGCATTGCCTTCTACTGCTTCAAACACAATTACAAAATTTGCAGGTGACCCATAAGTTCCACACCAAACGCATCTAGGCGCATCAGGTTCTTTGCTTATAGACATTATGGATCTGTGGGTTCATGTCAGCCAACTTATCTTGAATTGCAAACCAAACTTGTTCGCGTTGCATTGCGTTAGTCATTGACTGACTTTTGTTATCAGGAATTGCAAAATCATTGAACTCTACTGTCATCTCAAGTTTGAATTTCATTTCTTCACCTTTCTATGTTCTCTGCACTCAGCACACCAGCAAATGCACTCAGGAAGATTTGAGTCAGAACTGATGCAAATCGGGTGAATGTTGGTAATGCACTTCTTTGCCTTGTATTGGTAGCGCACTCCATTTTCTGTGTATCTAATTAACATTATGCACCTACCCATTCTTTAACAGTTTCAGGGTGCTTCAAATCGTAATGCTTGCAAACTGCGTTATCTTTCTTAGATTTGATCTTTATGTGTTCTCCACATTCAGTACAAATTTTGCCCATAAAATCACAACATTTAGCATCATCACAAAAAGATGCGTATGGGTACATTTTTACAGATGCTTTGCGTTCCATCATTAGCCTTCTTTCTTTGGGGGTGTTTCCCCCTTACAAAGAAAAGATTACACCCACAGGCAGGTATTTAGCAAAAAAAGTAGCATTTATTTGGTCAAAGTCTTTGTGTGACTGGTCACACCCTAAGCGGGCATTTTTGCCCACATTTGCACCCACACGCCAGGATTGACCCCATACTGCTTGGCTGCGGTCAGGCGTACAACCTGCCCATCATCACGGTAGGCAATGGCTGTGAGGCCGTCTAGGACTGCCCGCACCAACTTGTCTAGGTCAGGGGCTACAGACGGCTCAGGGCGGTTCACAGTCTTTGGGCGCATCATGGTAAAAATCATGTCTATTTCCACTGGTTCAAGGTGGGGTTTAGCCCCTGCCTCCCTAGCCCGTAAAGCAATGGCAGAGCGCCACGCGGCTAGTTCTGAGCCTTTGGCGTGGATAACATGCCCATTGATGACCTTCATAGAACCTTGCGGCACTGGCTGACCATCTACCTGAAAAGTAATCACCTAATGAGTGTAATGAGATCCTGCGCTATTGCAATTTGTTCTTTGCCCAATTCATTGACACCATGAAAATCGTAAGTGCCTGAATGATCAGGGCCTTGAATGTACTTCACCATCAAATCATGATTATTAACTAATACATGATCGCCTGGTTGCACAATTGCGGGATTAACTAATTGCTTAGTCATAATTCCTCCTGTAATGGTTACATCTAGTGTAACAGTTACAGATAATGTTTGAGTTATTTTGTAAAACTCTTTCTCAATAACTCTCTGAGTTCTGCGGGTGGTGGTACGGCTCGTTCTCTTTGTAGTTCTTGTTCCTTGAACCATGCTTCATTCTCCGCTTTTTCTCTTTCTGCTTTTGCTCTAGCATCTTGTAATTCTTTTTCCTTCGTTTCTGCGGGAGAAAGATTACGGGTCGGTAAAGGGTCATCAAGCCATCTCTGCGCGTTTAACCAGGTGGAGGCATGTGCTGTATAGGCTTGCGACCTGTTAGGGTCTAATTTGTACCTTAGAGCGCCTTTAATGATTATGTCTGCATTGGTTGTACGGATTGCTTTTTGGAAGGCTTTAAGAGCCGCACCTTTACCCACTCTTAAAGGATAGTTTTTCCAAAATTGATCAAACAATAATCTTTTATCTGTTTCTGTTTCTGTTTCTGTTTCTGTTTCTGGTGTCGTTACATCTGCGTTACTTTTTTCTCTGTAACGCGTTACACGATTGCGCACCTGTTCACGCTTTTCCTCAACAGTTTTACGGCTAGTTTGATGCTCGCAATAATCGTGGATCTGCACACCGCCATCAGTTTGTAGCCACAATGTAGCCACAATGAGTTCATTTGAAGCGTTACCGCTATCCAAACGATTGACTACAGCCTGCGCTAAAAATCCATCAGTGAGGTATTGGTTGGCATAACAAAGTCCTTCTATGTAAAGTCTAAAAGCCTTGTCACTCAGCGGCAGGATTTTAGGATTGTTTGGCAATGTGTCATCTAACTTAATCCAAGTCACTGCGCCTCCCCAACAATTCTTACTAAACGCTCAATGATCCATGAGACTACTGGTACGGCTACTGCGTTGCCTAATTGCTTGTAGCGGTGTCCATCTGCTTGCCCTTCAGTCCAGTGATCAGGAAACCCTTGTAATCTTTCGCACTCCAATGGTGTCAATCTGCGCACCATGCTTGTATTTTCTGTAACAGTTACAACTCCATGCCTAGCCTGTGATGAAGCAGTTAATGTATAACTAGGTTCATTGTCACCTAAAAAACCTGAACCATGTGGGCCAGCAACATCATTTCTTCCTATCATTGCACCGTGCATAGAAAAAACATGCAGACTGCGTAACCAACCTGCAACAGCAAGTGTCGGACTGTGTTTTTCAAAAATTCTGATGTTTTCATTTCTTGTCGCTTGAAATAACAAAGAATTATTTATTTCTTCTTTATTAACATCATCAAACAAAACCAATTTGTTTTCCTCAACAGAGATTTGATCTATTCCTTTGTAATCTCTTGCTAAGAGTGTGCCAACCGTTGTAGGGCTTCCATCAGGAGCGGTGGTAGAACTTTTGCGCGATTTTCCGCCCTCCGCAAGATACCCTGCGCGGCCTTCTGCGATAGCAAGTATTTCCGCAGGTGTTCCCCCGTTGTCTCCAAGACTTCCGACAATGAACACTCTACGCCTCCTTTGTGGTACTCCGTAGTGTTTAGCGTCAAGAACCCTGTATGCGAGCCCATACCCGCGTTGTGCCAACGCTGAGATGACAACTCCCATGTCTGCTCCGTTATTTGAGGAAAGTAATCCTGGGACATTTTCCAAGATAAAATACTGCGCTTTGGTTTCATCAAGGAGTCGGCAGATTTCCCAAAAAAGTCCTGATCTGTTTCCTGCAAGTCCAGTTCTTTTTCCTGCCACGCTGAGGTCTTGGCAAGGAAATCCTCCCGTAATAATTCCATTTCGCGGATCAAATCCTGCGTTGATAAGTTGTTCACCTGATACCTCCTGTATGTCTCCGTAAATTTGACTGTTTGGAAATCTATTTTTTAATACTGATTGCGCATGCTTATCCCACTCAACACTAGCCACAACCTCAATGCCATTTCTTTCAAGCGCTAAATCAAAACCGCCAATACCTGCAAACAATGAAACTGCCTTCACTTTTTACACTCCCTAATTTGCTCTAATGTAATTCCGTTTTCCTTTAATGCTTGCAATCCTCTAATGCGTTGATTGGGGTACTTCAATGGTGCATCAATGCTTGCTCTTTCCTGGCTAGTCATACCACCCCACATTCCGTAATTTTCATTTTGGAACGCGTAGGTTAAACAATCTTTCCAAATAGGGCAAGAGAGGCAGATAGCCCGCACCGCATTGATGTGGTCATAAGCGTTTACAGATCGTTCTTCTTCAATGTCGTAAAAGAGATCTGTGTAAATTTCTAAACGCTTACACTCTGCCTGCTCCCAATCTACTTCTGTGTACTTGGGCAACCTTCTACTCCTGTCGGATCGTAGTAAGGACAAAAGTCTGCGCAAAAAGCCAATGGTTTTTCAGGTCTAGGTTGTAATTGTTGGGCAACCATCTCACGCGTTTTTTCTAAATGCGCCAACGCTTCTAACGCAATGGCTTCATCATAAGGTTGGTTGTAAACCAAAATGTCTGACATTTTTCCATCACGCGGAATTCCAACAAGTGCAACATCTTCAACAATGTATCCGTTTTGTTTGAGCAAATAACCGTACAAGTGAACTTGCCAAACTTGCTGACGATTGTTTGCACCAAAGTAACGGCCACTGCCCTTCTTAATGGTTTTCCAGTCAATGACTATGTGATTGATTTTGTCGTATGCGTCCACATGGCCAGGCACACCATTTGCTTCTACAGCAATTTCTAACTCATACTGCACACCAAACGGATCTTCACGGCGGATTGCTTCTTCAATGCCTGTGTGAATGTATGTACCCAGGATTGCGCCCAACTTATCGCCAACATTTGTTGGTGGTGTTTGGGCTATGTCATGCCAAAGCCTGCGCTGACACCCACCAATTGCAGATGGCCCAATGGCTGTCTGTTGTGATCTAACCCTGGCATTGTCATTTGCCACAAGGGTTTTAACCACCATTTTTTGTAAATCAATCACAAATTATCCTCATTCCATTGTGGGCCGCGTAAATCTTCCATCATCTTCATGTGATCAATTTCCAACGCTTTTAATTGTTGGCTGATCCTGTACAACTTCCATGCTATGCGCAACGGGTAAAGCCAATAACCTGCAAGCAATCCCAATGCAAATGCTATGCACACAATCATGTGAGATCCATACTGGTGCGTACTGATGTTCCCACTGAGCGGGCAATGTCCACCTGCATTTTCAATCTGTTGGTGTTAGCGCGTGAGGCTAAAACTTTGGCTTGCACAATTGCAAGATCTTTATGCAATTCTTCATTTTGTACAAGAGCCAAATCTTCTCTTTCTCCTACTGTGTAGTTCTTGCCTGTGGGTGAAGATTTAGTTGCCAAAGTCATGCGAGATTTAGCCATTGCAATTTCATAGTCCGCTTTAACGCTGTGGTAAATGGTTTCTACCTCTACCAAAACTTTATGCGCTTCATCTACTTCTTTGGAAAGCCCGCGTAATTTTTGTTCAACCATTGCAGGCGTAATAATTTCACTCATCTGCCGTTTCTTTCACTAGGCTAATGTTTGAATTCTCGCGTTTGTTCTGCAACACAATTACTTTGCCTGCATCTGATGACATGTTGAAAGGATCGGGCGTGAGAGCAAATCCCGCTCTGTCTAATTTCTCAGCCAAAACTTCAGGGAACATGTCCAACTCTTGAGCCACTGCGCGGATTGCAATAATGTTGAAATGCACTGCAACCTTTAATCCGTTTGATGGTTCAAATTTATTTTCTTTGTTACTCATTTAATCTCCTTAATAAAATTGGTAATTTGTTTTCTGTCTTTCAAAATTGCTCTAAAAATTTCTTGTTTAACAAAATCCACAACATAAGAAGGAATTTGATACGGCAAATCTTCAATGCCTTCAACAATCATTTTTACTTTTTCTTTATTCATAACATCATTCCTTCCTCTACTGCGCGCCAAACTATGCAGTCATTGTTGTGGTGGTTTTTTCTTGTTGTGCCTGTGTCAATAATGTAACCCTCTTTTACAAGGCTTATCCGTGTGGGGCGCACTGTGTTGCCCTCTATTTGTAATGTTTTCTCAACCTCATAATCCGTAGCACCGCGCAATCCCTGCTTCAAAATGTATTCATACACCTTGCGCTTGAGCGATCCAGTTCTAGGCAAAACTTTCTCAGCCGCGGCAATTGATGTGCGCTGAGCATTGTTTGCAATGATGACGCTGTTATCCATTGATGGCCGCCCTGCGGTTCAAAATGTGATCACGCAAACTTATGCCATCAATTACAACATCTAGCACATCTGCATTTGTAGTCCATGCTTCTTTTAATTTTTCAAAATCGGTTTCAACTTCTATCTTTGTGTAAATCTCAACTGCTTTTTCTTTTTCTTGTTGTGTGTACACACGCTTTGCTTCAGGTGCTTTTGCTTGCGGTGCTTCTACGCGTTGAGATTTTTCCATGTCCTGACGCAATGGGCGCGTTGGTTTTTTTGTAGTTGGATCAGTTCCCAAATAACCTGCAAGAGAAAGTGCGCGTCCTGTCGCTGAGGTTGATGCGTTTTCTAGGGCTGAAGTTTTGTTTACAAATGAACTGCCAACCATTTCTTCAGCAACATCAACAAACATCAACACATCACCGTAATAAATGTGGCTCTCCACAATGTATTGAATAGGGCGTAATGTTTCAGGATCTCTTACAACCTCAACAATTTTTGCGTGAATTCTTAAATCTTTGTGATCCGCATGAATTCGCACTAATCGCTCTGCGGCTGTTTCGTACCCTTCATAGTTCCCTGCCATTATGCAACCGCCTTTCTTGCACAAATTTCTGAACAATAACTTTCCGCCGTAATTTTTTCTCCAACTGTTTTAGCGTAAGTAGTCATGCCGTGGTAAAAATCGGCTGTATTTCCGCACATGTCGCAAACAAAAACCATCTTAATCTGACCTGTAATTGTTGTGCCGTTTTCATCAATAAGTCTGTGACCCATTTTCTTGCCTTCCTGTTTGGGGCTAACCAGCCCGTGTAGGAGAATTGAAGCGCATGCCACTGACAAACACAAGCACCCCGTAATTTATCGGCGTGGCGGGGCGGTGATGGCATACTTAGGTCAGGGGGAAATCATGGCTTATACACAAATCTCAATCCGCTTAGGCGGCCTTGTCGTTGAATTAGGAAGTGAAGCAACTTACCCTGACATGGTTAGTGATTTAACCAACCGCTGTTTAACAACATTCAAAGATGCTATGGACAAGGCAGAAGAACACGGCGTAGATGTTTCTAACATGCGCTTGATCACCACTGAGTATTCAGATGATGATGAGGATTAGTCCAACCACACTTGATACTGGGCTGTTGTTCTACCTTTAATTGGATCTACAAAATGCAAACGCTGTGACGGTCTGCCACTAGCGGCCATTGAGTCACGGGCATAACGGTTATCTGACTCTGTTGATCCTGTCCAATAAATGTTGTAGTGCTTTTGAATTGGCTCTTGTGCATGTCGGTGATAATGGCCTAGAAAAATGTCATGGAAATCGTAATCATGTGCGCCCGCTTTCCAACGGTTAGCACCTGCAATCCATGCCGCAGGGCTTGCAAATCCTGATCGGCCTAACTCATCACCGTGCATAAGTAGGGCGCGGTAGTTACCAATCTCAACTTCTTGAATGTCCTCTGGACAATCTTCCCAGGTTAAACGCTTCTCTCCTGCAAGAATTTGGCGGCTCATCTCGTACACCATGCGATCCACATTGTCAGACTTAGGTACTTCTGCGCGCTTGCCACCAATGCGCCCATGATTTCCCCACTCAGCAATAACTGTGACCTTTTCAAAATTGGCTAACATCTCGCGCACAAAATCCACGCAAAGCCTTGAAACCGTTGTGAACTGCCCAAACAGTGAAGCGTCAATCTGCCATAACTGAGCAGGATAATTAAACAAACCTTCAACCATGTCACCGCCAAACATGACTACACATTCATTTACAGGGTGATGATGGCGTTGTAGATTGGTTAAATGCACAACTTTTTCAGAAAATTGCATAACACGATTACGCATAATTTCACTGTTGTAACTGGTTGTGACTTTTGCGCCTTGCCAGTCCGTTGAATGTATCAAAGCCACTTCAGGATTGATTTTGCGCGTGTCTTTTTGTGGCGCAGAAACAGGCGGCACTGCACCCAATGCAATCATTGCATCATAAGCACCGCGGTGAGTTGCCTCTACTAAATCTTCACTGCGTTCTTTGCTTTGCTTGAGTTGTTTTTGTAATCGCAAAATTACCTGGCGTAGTTCTTTCACATCTTGCGACTCAATGCCTTCAGGCATGTCCTGTAATCTTTTTTCAAGGCTCATTTGTAAACACAATCTCCTTGCCGTGGTGTATGTAGCCTTCTTTGTCTATCCAACTATCTTCATGTTCCAGGTTTGCTGTGATGCGCACTGACTTTGCCGCATCAAACATCAACGCAACAATGGCAGGATCAATGTCCTCAATGTCTAAGAGAGCGCCCCACATGCGGCCTATGGCTGTGAAGTTTTTGCGAGCGCTCCCGTATTCATGTTGGCGGTCATCAAGAACTTCATCTACTCTTTTGGACACCTGCAAGTACCGTATCTGTGAGTTCTGATTGTGTCTGCACTGCATTTGTGACCATCTGCCCGCAAAGCCTGAACAATTAAATTAACAGGGTAATTTTTTTCCCATGCTTCATCTAAGGTTTTTTGATCTTCTTTTCCCAAAGTATTGTAAAGCGCTTGATAAGAACAAACTCCACCAATAGGAGAACGGCCTATTGCTCGCTTACTTAGTATTTCGCTAAACGCATTATCTAGTGTCATGTCTTGCCTCCCTACAGAAAGCGTACCGCAAAGTAAAAAGCCCCGCGTTAGCGGGGCCGTTTACTTATTTAGTTTTCTTTTTGGGCGCGGCTTTCTTTGTGTCTGCCTTTGCCAACTTGTTTAGTTCAACGGTGACTACATCTGCCACCAAACCAAACGCAGGATCTTTACTGTTCAAAGCGCGTAGCGCAGGGCCAGCAATTGCAATCAGACCAGCAATGACCAAATCCTTTGTATCACGCGCACCAATGCTGTACGCAGTTGCAACAGCAACAATAAAACTGCGAGCATAAGAGGCAACAAGTGCCTGCAATTTCTTATCCATTTTTACTCCTTTGGGCGGGCTACCGCCATGATTGTTTTGTAGTCACGCTTTTTGAGGTAATAGCCATCACCGTTTGACTGGCTTCCTGCTTTACCGCTTGAGGTGTTACCCTCATAAACATACATGTATTTCAGGGTTGTGTTGTGGCCTTTTACAATGCCCACATGATCGGGTTGTGCATCTTCATCAAACTGAAAGAACACAAGATCTCCTGCTTGAGCCTGTCCAATAGGCACAAGTTGATTGTTTTTTGTAAGGTACTTCAACCACGCATCACAAGAAGCAAAACCTTTATTTGTGTTGGCTACTGTTCCAATCATGCCAGCATCAAAATACATTTTTGAGGCAGACATGGCGCACCAGGGTTGATTATTTAAGCCAAACCATTTACCAAATGTGGTGTCATTGTTTGGGCTTTCTGTGTAGCCCAATGATGCCTTGCAGAATTCTAAAACCTTGCTAATCATGTTGCCCCCTATGTTCTAACGGCTTTTAATACTGCCACTTCTGTAATCAATAGTTGTTGATTTTTGTGAACATCTTTAAGTTGTTGTTCCATACCGCGGCCATCATTAAACAAAGCGTATTCAATCTTTGCCAATTTAGCATCTTGCGCACTCAAGCGTGTATCTATCTTACGCCAAATCTTAAAGCCGCCAAGAACTAAGGCTATAAGTTGAGCCAGGGCAAGGCTAGTGTCTAAGGTAATGTTCACGGCAAAAGTTTACCTAATTATGTCCAATTAAGTATGCGGATTGTTCCGTTAGCATCAACTATTTTTGCCTGGTTAGTTGTAATGTTTAGCCACGCATCACCAATGCGCGGGTAAGTTGGATCAACAGTTACATTAGGAAATGTAAAACGCGTAGCCGTTTCTAATTTATTCAAGCGCGTGTTAATGTCGCTAAACATTCTGTACAAATCTAAAGGTTGATTTAAGTATGGCATTATGCTTCTCCTGCTCCTTGTGCAAGAGTTAAGGTTACGCGCTCAGGGCCATCTTCACCTGGCTGAACTGTTGAACCAACAATCCGATAAATTTCATCTAGCGTGTTTGGAAAACGGCTATCTGTGATGACAATGCGCGCATCATCTCCCACCTCATAAGTGCCGTAAACAGGATCTACATAAGCAGGAACTACAACTTTAAGAACCACTGGTGGATAAGAAGTAGCAAGTGATTGAGCAGTGGCTAACTGTTGCAAAAATGTTTGATCTGTAATTTCAGCATAGTTATGCGTGGTTTCAAGCAACGCCCAACCTTCAGTAAGTTTTGTTGTGTCCTGACCTGTAGCAATCAATTTACCTTCATTAGATCCAGCACCTAATGCATAAACAGTGTTGGCTACGGCTGAACCATCTTCAGGGTATTCATACTCAACCATGTTGCCCGCAGGGAAAGTAAACATTGGTACATTTGGATCACCAAAAGAGTAGGCCAAACCACTGCGCGGATAGTAGGTATTAAAGTATTTTTGAGGTTGCCCGTTAATGTCATAAGCCACATCAATGTGAAAATCAAACCCGTCACCCTGGCGGCTAAGATCTTGAATAGCCTGAAACACGCTCTTAAATTCATAATAATAATAAGTTTGAGATACCAAAACACCTGAAGTTGTTTGTCCTTCAGAGTTATACAACACACCAATGTCACCGTATGGCGCGGTTTGAGCATCTTCGATAAGAGTTTTAGCAATCACCAACTGATCAATGTTTGTGAACTGCACATCTTGAGTTACGCGTCTGTGATCAAAGTATGAGATCCATTCTTGCGCGCTGAAGGTAAGAGTCTGTGAGATACTGTTGTATGAGCGCCCCCAAATGACTCCTCCCCATACCAAAATGCCATCACGATCCACATAAAGGCCGCAGTGAGCAGGGATAGTTGAAAGTTCAACATTGTATTTGTCGGCGTTGATGCCTGATAAAAGAAGATGGCCCTGGAAAGTTCCAGGTTGATTAAGTTGTTGAGTGAAAGAAACGCCAGTCAGGGGCAATTCCCCAATGATGGTGTTGCTTAAAAGATCAACAAATAGGTAACGATAGGTTGTAGCCATGCGTTCTCCTTATTTGTACTCTTTCCGTTGCCACCAAAACTTCTTGTAACGGTCAAAGAATACCGTTAAAAACTTATTCCAATCGGACTGATACTTTTTCTTTTCTTTTTCTCCACCTAATTTAGATGTCCAATTTTCACGCTTAAAAGGTATGATCTGAATAAATGGTGTTCCCGCAGGGATCATTCCTTCAAAATTTGGGTCGCGTAATTTAAGAAACATGTTGAAAGGTATTGAAAATTCATCAGTATCTACAATTCCATTAGCGCAAATAATTGGGCTAGGTTCGTGATGTTGAGGTTCACACACCAAAATTGACCAACCTTTAGGAGTTTTAATACTCCACGGGTGAACAATTCTAACTGCGTAATTTATGTCTCTTGAATAAGGGTGATTT